TTGTGCTTTGAACAGCAACTTCTTGCATAGCTTTTTGAACAGCTTTTTTAGCTGCTTTTTTAGCGCCAATTGTTGTAATTGTTTTTGCTAAAGAAGCAAGACCAACACCAGCTTCAGAAGTAGCAAGACCAATAGCAAATTCTTCTAGGTATGGGATTGATTCCAATGTACCATTAACAACACCACCAGCAAAAGAATATCCTCTTACTTGCTGTTCTTTAACATCTCTAAGATAGTCTACTAAAAGGTCCATTTGTTTTTCATTTAGTTCTTTACCATCTTTTAATCTTTTTAAAAGAACAGAAGCGTTTACTGCTTCTGCTGCATCTTTTGTAGTATTTATATAAGGTGCAAATGCTTGCCATTTGTTATTTCGTTCCCACGCTTCAGCAATCCCCATTGGACCCATTGCTTGCCATTGTTTAATTTCATCTTCTGAACATACATTCAAATCATCAAACCAAGAAGGAGTAGAATAAACGTCATTATAATCTTTCTCATATTCAGGTTCTAATGTTTGAACATTAGAAAGAGCAATATTATTTACTGATTTATTTTCTATTGCAGGAGTAATTCCAAATTCAGCATCTAGTTCATCATAATTGATTGTATTATTTAACATTTAATTATAACCTTTTATATTTATATTCTTTTTGCATTTGTTCTAATCGGTTAGCTGGAACATTTACAATTTTTCCATCAGGTCTTTGCATTGCAACAGTTAAAGAAGAATTTTCTGTTCCTTGTGTTTCACCACCAAACCTAGTATTAAGTGTTATATCTAGATGGTTAATATGATTAACCTTACGAGCTGCGCCTTTTTCTTTATCCCAATTTCTAAAATCAACTAATTTAAGATTTCCTTTAAAGCGTTCAAGTAAAAGCCTATCAGATGTTCCAACAGATAAAACAAGTGGATTAGCTAAAACTTCTTCAAGAATTGCAACTCTATTTGTTTGAGAATGCTCACTCATAGATAAATCAAATTTTTTTCCTTTACCATGTCCGCCAAGGTCACCTTTTCGATATCTAGCACCATCAACGTAATTAAGTTTTAGACCTAATTTATTAGCCATTCTAGGAAGTTCTGTTTCTGCAAAGTAAGTTAAGACTTTTGTTTCTCCAACTTTTGGAATTGTATTATTAACATCAACAAACAAATTCATTCCATTAACAAGATTTGTATTAGCTCTTTTTTTATTTTGTTTTTCTAGATCAACATAACTAGAAAGAGTCATATTATACATTTCTTCAGAGGAAGGTTCTCTTTTATTTAATCTTTTAAATTGCTGATAATTTTCAGCAACTGTATTATAGAATTCAGAATATTGTCTGCCTTTTATATACAGCTCTTTAAACTCATCAATATCTTTATCTTGAATATCAGCTTTATAATTAAAAGCATCTATTAAAGTTCTTATTTGTCCAGAGTCTAAGTCTTTAATATTAATAGCTTTACCTTGCATTCTTTCAATTTTATTAAAGATATTAAACAATTCAGACTTATAAAAATTAGAGTTTGGAACGTCTTTAGTACCTAATCCAAATAAATTTGTATCAATTTTATCAATGGCTTTTTTCAAATTTGTTTGATTGTTATATTGTTCAGTTCCAATATTGCGCTGCATATTAGCAAAATGCTCATAATCAGATTTTGATAAATCATATTCTGCAAGATTAACTGTTTTAAACGAATCGGCATTATATGCTGCAATATCTTCAAGAAATTGTTTATGTCCCCAATTTGTGATGTATTGTCCAACTTCTTGATATGTTTTTACTTTATCAACCATCTTATCTAGCATTTCAGGAGATAAACCAGAAGCATATACATCTTGTAAAAACAGTGACATATCACCTTTGTCACCAGTTTGTAGTACTTGATAAAACTGGTTCATCAACTCATTTGAAATTGCAGCATCTTGCTGCTTTATCATATTTTCTTTTCTGTTTAAAAGTCTGTTATATTCTCGTTCAGTTTCATTTCTTTCATAGATATTTTCAATGCCATCTAAATACTTATAAGCTTCATTTAAGTCCATCAATGACATTTGTTCTGCATTTTGTGCAGCTTTATACTTCATCTCATTACTATTAACAGCATTCAATATTTGGTTATGTTTATTTGGATCAATATCATTTTTATGTGCTTCATAGTATTGTTTTGCGCGAAGTGAGCCATCACCTAAAAGACCGTTAATAACAGCAATATGATATTTTGAAGCAAAATCTTTTTTCTTCAGATCAACAGTTGCTTCATCCCAATTTTGAAGCTGTGCTTGTAAATCAATAACATTGTAACCTTGCGCTAAATTTTCAGCTAAAAGTTTATCATCATTTCTATCTAATATTGCTTGATTCAAGAAGTTAGCTTCTTTTTGTGAATACACACTAGATTGCCAGCTTTTTGTTTCATCTGCATCATGTTTTTGGATAGAAGGAAATATTTTATTTCTTTTAGCAATTATGGCATTTTGTGCCATTGTAAGATATTCACCTTTAAGATTAGAGTTATCAATCAACTTATTAGCATAAGCATCATAATCAGCCATAACTTGCTCTGATTGTCCCATTGCATTGCTACCTGTTTTATAAAAATAGCCATTGTCTTTATCGTAGAGCGCTGTATTAGTATAGCTATCAAGCTGATTTGTAATATCTACAATTTTTGTTTTATTCCATTCATCAGCTTTTTTGTTGATATTTGCGCCAAGATTAACAGCCGTCTTGCCTAAATCACTAACAGCTTGCAGAACATTAGCACCAAACATATCAGCGTTTAAATTAACTCTTTTATAATCTTGTGCTATATGTCTATCAGCAACTTTTGGTTCATTATATATTGGTACATTAGCCATTATTATTTTTCCTTTAATGAATTGTTGCAGGAATAAATCCTGTCATTTGTCCTTTGTTTGAAGATTTCCAATTATTCCATTTTTCAGATATTGCTTTAGTATCAAGTTTCATACCAACATCAGAAACAGAATTAACAACGCTACCAAGAGTATTAAGAGTTCCAGCTGTCTTTGCATTTTTAGCAGCAAACATATTCAGATTTGCTTGATTAGTAAAATTGTTTGCTCCAACTTCATAGTTATATGCTTGTCTTTCAGAATTGTATTGAATCATAAGCGCATCAAGTTCACCTGTTTGTGCTGTATCAGAAACAGTATCAAGCGCACTACCAGAAGTAATATCAATACCATTAGCAGCCATTGCGGTCTGTTGTGTTCCAATAGCTTGTAATGTTTTTATCCTTTGCCTTCGAGCTTCTTCTAATCCAGATTGTCTTTCATTTCTTGCATTTTCTTCAGCAATTTTTGCATTATCTTGCGCAACTTTGGCCTGATACTCATTAACTTTTTTAGTATTATTAGCAGATACTATTGAAGTTGTAGTACCAACAACAGCACCCACTACAGCAGTAATTCCCATAACCCAGCTTAATGGATCACACATAATTATTCACCTAAACCTTTCAATGGTCTTTCCCTATAAAATATTTCAAAATTTTCTGGAACGTCTATTTTTTTAAAAGCTTTATCCATAACATTAGGTTTTTTTTCAGAGCGTGGAAACCTAAACCCAACAGATTTTAGCCAGCTTTTTGCAAGTTCATTTTTAATATAAATCTGGTTATAAAGAAGCGAAAATTTCTCATCATATTTTGCAATTTCTTTTCGCATTTCTCTTAAAAAGCAAATTTTATGTTTTGTAATTTCTGGTGTAGAAAGAAGCCAAACGCATCCAATTTGCGGATTATCTTTATCAACAGTCCAAGCTCCAGCAATCAGAACAGGAATATCATCTTTTTTTGTCTTAGCTAAAATAAATTCTGAGGAAGAAGAAATTAAATCGTTATATAATGTTTCTTTCCAATTTTCACCTCTGGTAGTTTCACATTCAATTCTATCTTCTTCTCTCAGGTTGTTAAGAATACTTAGGAGTTCAGTATGACTAAATTCATTACATCTATACATTTTCTTGCATATCCAAATTTATAACCGCTGTAAGTGCTAAAACAGTAAGCGGTAATGGTTCATCTTGTTTTAATTTAACTGTTGCTTCTTCAACAGCATCCGAAAAAACACTAGCATCAATAATTGTAGAGCGAAGCAAAGTTGAATCGTTAATACTATCAATGTGTCTTATATTAACAAATTCAAGTCCATCAGCGCCTATTATTTTAAAATCTTCTCTAGAATTATCAACGCTTACAAAAACTCTATTTATGGTTTTTTTAATGCCAATTGTATTCTCACCTTCAATATTAAGCGTTTCAAACTCAAATGAATAAGGTAAACCAACAGAAACAACAGAAGCTTTATGATGAAGTTTTATTTTTCCATTTTTAACGGTATGCTCATAAACTCCGCCATCAGCGTTTACTTTAACTTTTTCACCTTCAAGATGTTCAAGTCCAGAAAGTTCATCAACAGATTTACCTTCATATTTAAGGGCAGAATCTAAAAAGATAGAATCAGTAGTTTTAAAAACAATTCTAGAAGCCATACGCTCAACATATCTTTTTGTTTGTCCATTGATTGTTCTTTTAACTATGAAGTAAACAGAATCTTCAAACCCCTCACGAATAGAAGCAACGCTTTCAAACTCACCTTTTGTTTCATGACGATGCCAGCCGTAAATATCCTGTTTTGGATTATATGTTAAACCATTCAAAGTACCATCAGACATAACACACCAAACAATTCTATTTGGTTCTTTAGCGTATGCCATATCAATAATTTGTTTTCCTTTAAATAGGTGTGAAGCTAAAAGAGTTAATTCTGTACCATCGTAGCTATCAGAAACATATTCGTATCCTAAGTTTCTAAGAACTGAACCGCTTGCTTGAACAAACAAAATCATTCTACCTGATACAATAGGCATAACGTGAGAACATCCATAAAAGCTTTGTGGTTTAGCGATAGGAAGTGGCGAAGCGCTAAAAGTTCCATCAGAACCATTAACTTTCCATTCTGCTGAAGAAGTTAAAACTATAAGATCATTCATAGCAACTATGTGTCTAATTTCATTAACTTCTTTTTCTGCTAAAGTCATTGTAATTGCATCAGAAGCAACTAGTGGTTTAGATACATTAAAGTTTTCGCTAGTACCTGTTTGTGATGTGTAGATTGTTTGCGGATTTTTTTTCGTATTCGCATATACTTTTCTTTGCTGATAGTAGTTTACGACCGAAGGATAGTTTTCATCTTCAAACGGAGCTTTTTCAATTGGTGCTGTTGAATTCAAATCTGGCTCAATTTTATCATCAGTAAAGTCAGGAGTTTGTGAAGTTCCAATATATGCAAACACACCATTAAGACTTTTATATATGTTATATTCAGCTGCACCATCTACGGCTTCCCAACTGATAGTCATATATTCATCAACACCCCAAGATGCTTCATATTCACCTTTTGCAGTAACAGTTTCAGAGCGTTTAGATTCTTCACCATCAACTGTAACAGCTGTAACAAGGTATGAATAATCACGCGGTTTTTCTTTTCCGCCTGTCCATTCAGCTGTTAAACCTGTTGGCGGTTCAATGTTAGGTTTAAAATCTATTTTATCTAAAATCCAATCATAATGAGAATTTCTTGATAATTCCATTTGCGGATGATTATGGTGACAAAGCGTAAGCACATCAGCACTTTGAGCATATTTAAGCATAGATACTTCATCAGCGCTGTATGGTGTTTCAATCTCAACAATTTGGCCAGCTTTTTCAGCTTCTTCATAATCATCTGGATAGTAGATATAACCACCATTCATTATAAAACGAAAGTAGTTTTCGCCAGCTTCAATTATATATGTTTGTTCAGTATTAAAAGCAAAAGGAATTAAACGAGCCTTTTTTGATGAATCTTTTATTTCACCAATAAATTCTAAACCAGCACGATTTGATACTGCACCTTCTTGATGAATAATACCATTTTTAATAAGCTTTGCGCCTGTTTGATACTTGTTTAAATCATTTCTAGCGTATAATGCTGGACTTAATTCACCGCCTGTAAAAGATTTTTGAGTAGTTCTCATTTCTAATTCCTGTAATCTAGATAGTTTTTATTATCTTCATCACGAATTTCAGTTTCATTCGCATCAATTGCCTTAGCACTAGATAAAGTAGTATGATAAGCTTGATACATTTTAGCTTGAAATCCTGTATTACCTGTTAAAGCAATTGCAGTTAAAAAAGCAAGATAAAAAGATAAAGCACTGACAAATTCAGAAGTAAAAAAAGCTTCAGGTGTTTTATTTTTCAATTTTCTAGTATATTTCAATATTGCTTTTTGAATATTACAAACAATAATTTTTGAACCATTTGCAGTTGTTGTGATATCATGTTTTTTAAATTCGCTACCATTTTCATCATAGATTGAACGAACAGCAATACAATCATTAGGATAATCGTAAGAATATAAATATTTAGGATCTGGCGATTTTTCTAAACTAGGAGTAAGAACCTTAAAACTATTCAAAAAACTCCAATCATAATCTTTCATCACTTGTTCTAGCGCCATATCATAATAATTATTCAGCGTAGTCATTTTTGGATTAATTTCAGCTGTATTTTGAACTATGGCGCTAATTCCGAGGTGATTAAGTGTTATATTAAATATTGCTTCTTTTGTATAACCCATTTTTAAACTTCAATTCCATTTTCTTTTAATTTGTTTTTAAAATTTTCAATAGCATCTTTTAAAGGAATATCTTCTTGAACATCAATCATTAAATCGTTATCAATAGCAATATCTTTTAATGTTTCAAGTTCAGCTTTTAGCGTATCTTCATCAGGTGTTGGTTCAGCTGTTAGTTCAGTTGGTTCAACTGTTGGCTGTGTTGGTTCAGTTTGTTTAGTAGGCATTTTTTCTTCTTTAATTTTTTTCGCCCATGATGGCACTTCTTTTTCTTTTATTTCAATAATTTCACCTTCTTCAACAAGTTTTTTGTTGTAAAAAGCTGTTTCTTTTACGATTACTTTCATATATTTCCTTTCTAAAAAAAGGGGGAATGCGGAGGGTTTGCATTTCCCCCTGAAATCAGCTAAATAAACTAGGTTTAAAGAATAGAGATAAATTACACATTGTGATAGCTTTGTGGAATACCATCTGTAATATGTGCTGAAATTTTACCTGTTGTAGGAGCTGTTCCAGCAACTGTATATTTAAGTTGAACAAAGCCTTTGTTGCCAGCTGGCATAAAGTTAAGAGGAAGAATTTTACCTTCTTTTAAATTTTCTAAAGTAACAGTAGCAGAAGCAAGTTCAACTGCATCAGCCATATCAGCTGTTTCAGATGTTTCAACTGCAACTTTTAAACTAGTAAGATTGTTAAAATCTTCCATAACCATAATCATTAAAGGTACAGGAGTACCAAATGAAATTTCTCTTTTACCTAAGTCAAGAATATTAGTAGATACGCTAGTACCTGTAATTGCTTGATATGAAGAAAATTCTAATTGTGAATCAATCATTTTATTGTCCTTTCGTTATTTATCATTACAAGGAACGGAGCAACGCGGCAATCATAACAATCACCGCGTATGACAAATCACTCCACCCCAAATATCTATACTATATTTACGCTTTAGCTTTAACTTGTTCTTCAGTTTCTAAAATTTGGTCAATTGTTCTAATTGGCACATTTTTGTAGTGAACAACATCTTCACCACCGTATGTTTTATAAGTCAGCATAACATTTGTTTTATCAGTAGCAGCTTTATCAATAGCTTCTACAATAGCTGGACTTGCATACGCAAACAATTTAAGTCCTTGTTTTTTCGCGTGTCTATAAACTTTGTGGTATGCTTTTCTTAATAAATCTAATATTTTAACATTACCAGCTTCAAGCTCATCAACATCAATATTAGCGATACGGCAAGTAGAGCGCCAATCTTTAACAGATAAACCAACATCCATTTTAAAATGTTCTTGATAAACTTGTCTTTTTGCGCCATCTTTATTTGTTTCTGTTAATTGTCCATGATCTTTTCTTTGAATACCACCTTTAGAGCCATTTGGATATAATAAAGAAACAGCATTTTCACCCCAGCATATAAACCAGATTGAAGTATTTTTTGTACCTTTACCACCGCCATCAACAACATTAAAGCCAATATTGTTTTTATCAGTAGATATGTGGTCATATCTAACAGCTAAGCCATCAAATGCTTTTTCATCACCTGTTTTAGAACCATAAATAACTGTTTTTTGTACTTTTTGTCCCATCGCCTCAATAAAAGCTTTTGCTTCATTCAAGCGTACTTGATTTGGATTTTTAGCTTTATCTACAATGTCTACATCAACAACAGAATACGCTTCTAACATACCTGTGTTGTCTTTTACTTGTTGTGTTTCAGATTTTGAAGTAGGAACAAATCCATATAATGCTCTGAAAGTAGCATCAGGAAGTCCGCTTCTAATAACTGTAATATTGTTTGTACCATCATTACATTCTTTAAAGTGAGCATCTTTAATAATATCATCAGATTCTGACATAATTTCTACGATATCTGATTCAATATCTCCATTGTGAGATTGTTTCATAACATCTGCTAATGTCATGTAATTGCTAGCTAAAATTGCCATTTTTTATTTCCCTTTCTATTGTTTACCTGTTGTATCACGATACCAATCATCAGCGGTTCTTTCTTTTGAAGCAGAACCAGATTGTATAACAGCATCGTCTTTTAATTGTTTACCGATTTTCATAAACACCTTTACTATTGCAGGGTGTTTATTAAGACCAGATTCAGCCAATAAAGCAGCAGCTTCTTCAGAAACAAATTCTTTATATGCAACATTGGCATCGAGAAGCGATTGCTTTAACTTAGCTCCACCGATTTCTTTGTCGTTGTTTAGCATAGTTGCGTAAGTTTTAAGTTGGTTTTCTTTTGCTTCAACAACTGCATTTTTAAATTTTTCTGTCAATTTAACAGCCATACCCATAAATTTATCTGCTTTAGCTTGAGATAAATTCAATTCTTTTGCAGCTGCTGAAAATTCATCAGTAAGTTCTTTGTCAAGTTCAATGTCTGTGTCTTTTGTCACATTAGTAAAATCGTAAGTTTCAGGTGCAACATCTTCATCTGCATTTTCATCAACTTTTTCTTCTTCGGTGTTATTTTCTTCTTCTTTGGATTTTTCAGATGAAATAGATAGTCCCTCTGTTTCACCTCCTTCGTTTTGTTCTTCTGAGTTAGTGATTTCTTCTTGTTCCATCTTTTAATCCTTTCTAATAAATTCTTTATAATCGTTAGTTGAATAATTAAGCACATCTTCAAGGATAATTAAGCCTAGTTCTTTTTTACCGCGCTTGTAATATTCTTCGTTTGGGTTGTTCAAATTAACTGTTCTTTCAAGTGCACCAGAGCGATTAACCAGAAGTTTTAAATACTTTTTAGCATCTTCATTTTTCAGAACATTTTGAACTAAAAGCTTATAATCATTGCTCATTATGCGCCTACTCTTTCAGCAAGATTTGCGCCAATAGCATCAACTCCACCCATATTTCTAATCATTTCAGAACCTTGTTGAAGCATTGCCATCTGTTGCATTTGCTGTTCTTTTTGTGCTTGCGCTTGTCTTAATTGATCAACATATTCAGTTGGCATAAGCTGTGCTGGATCGATATTTGCATAATCAGCATAATCATCAATGATTTTAGAGCCGTTGATTTTAT